AATGCCAAGGTTTGGGGCAATGCCAAGGTTTGCGGTGATGCCGAGATTTGCGGTGATGCCAAGGTCTTTTCTGCAAGTCATGTGTTAGTGATCGGTGCTATTGGTAGCCGGGACGATTTCACAACATTCTTTAGAGATAAAGACAATGAAATTACTGTCAAGTGTGGTTGCTTCATTGGTAAGATTGATAAATTTCTTGAAAAGGTCACACAGACACATGGTGATTCTAAGTATGCATTAGTTTACAGAGCAGCAGTTGAGGTCGCAAGATTACAGATTGACCTTTCAGGTGAAGCACCAAAGGACGCTGATGAATAATGAATGATCTTCAATTCATGCCCCATCAGGAAGAAGTGCTGAACCTGACTGATGATAAAAACAGGTGTGCTTATTACTTAGATATGGGACTTGGTAAGACTTTTGTAGGTGCTGAAAAAATGTATTTGCTGAACAATACTGTAAATTTGATTGTATGCCAAAAATCAAAAATTGATGATTGGGTTGATCACATGAAAACGTATTACCCTGAATACAGGGTTATGGACTTGACCAAGAAAAGTGAAGGTGTGAACTTCCGTACACTGGTTGAAACCAAAGACCTGTATAATCAGAACATTCAGATTGTCGGTGTAATCAACTATGATTTGGTATTCAGACGCAAGTATATAGCCCATATAACAGACTTTACATTGTTACTTGATGAATCAAGCCTTATATGCAACGAAAACGCTAAACGGTCAAAATTCATATTGAAGTTACAACCGGAAAGCGTGATCTTACTGTCAGGTACACCAACAGCAGGAAAGTATGAACGGTTGTGGTCACAGCTTAAGTTGTTAGGTTGGGACATTAACAAGAAAGCCTTTTATGCTTCCTATGTTCAGACGGAATGGATTGAAAACGGTGATGGGTACAAGAAAGAAGTAATCACAGGATATAAGCACGTTGAGCATTTGAAGAAAAGACTTACACAGTTTGGTGCAGTATTCATGAAAACAGAAGAAGTGATTGAACTGCCTGAACAGACTGAACAGAAAATTTTCTTGAAGATCACAAATGAATATAAGTTTTTCATTAAACACAATTACTTGGAACTTGATACAAGGAACTTAGTCAGATTCAAAGATGATTCAGATTCTGAAGGTGAAGATGTGACACCAAGGGTTGAGTTGATTGGTGATAATAGCCTGACCAAAACATTATATTGCAGACAGCTGTGCGGTCAATGGCATAAGGAAAAACTGGAAGCATTCAGGGACTTACTGGAATCAACAGAAGATCGGTTGATTGTATTTTATAACTTCAATGAAGAACTGACAAGACTTAGAAAAATATGCGAATCACTCAACAGGGAAGTCAGTTTTGTAAATGGTTCAGGACGTTCAATGTATGCATATGAATGTGTAGATAACAGTGTCACATTTGTTCAGTACCAAGCAGGGGCAATGGGTGGTAACTATCAGAAAGCAAATAAGATTGTGTACTTTACGTTGCCACTTGGAAAAGGGTCTTGTGATCTTTGGGAACAGTCAAAGAAGCGTATACACAGAATCGGTCAGAACAGACCATGTTACTACTATTACCTACTGGTAAAGGGAAGTTTTGAAGAAAGGAATCTTGCAGCATTGCAGGAAGGAAAGGAACTAACTGATGAATTGTTCACATAATTGTATGATGTGCCGGGTATGGAAGTACATCAAAAAGCATTTTAAGAATTTTGTTATTAAGACAATTATCTTTTTTAACATGTTAAGTCTTATGTACTGGATTGTATACATTGATTACATCATATCATGGCAACCATATGCAATTATGGCATTCAATCTTTTGGTACTGTCACTGATCGGATATGCAAATAAAGACAATGGAGTTGATTTTTTATAGCAGCAGAAAAGAATTTTGAAAACAGGGTAAAAGAATACTTAGATGATTACGGTTGTTGGTGGCTCAAATACTGGGCAGGTGCAGCTTATACGAAGAAAGGCATACCTGATTTACTTGTAAGTTCTGACGGTTATTTTTTAGGGGTTGAAGTAAAAGCACCAGACGGTGAACCGTCATTACTACAGCTTAGAAATTTAAGAAAAATAAGAGAATCCGGTGGATATGGGATTTTACTTTTCCCAAAGGACTTTGAAAAGTTCAAATGGTTCAATGAACACAAATCAAAATCTAACGCTTGGTATCTTTCCAATATTGAAGAACAGAAGCGGTGGAAAATAATGTTAGAAGAAAAGGAGATTTAACAATGACAAGAGAAAAACAGATTGAGTATTTCAAAGGTTGCCTGATGGCAACAGGTCGTGAGGGTACAGAAGATTTACTTGACTTCATCGAAGAACTTGGTTTTTACGATGCCCCTGCATCCGGTGGAAATCACTGCTGTAAAGATGGTGGACTGTTAGAGCATACAGTTAACGTCATGCAGTACGCTGAAAAGATCGGTCTTACACTGCTTGGAAGTGAAGCATATAACAAGATTCACAGCAGCGTGATCATTGCATCAGCATTACACGACCTTGGTAAGTGTGGACGTTATGGAAGTCCTTATTATGTTGAAAACATGGTGCAGGATGGTAGACCGACCAAAAAAAATCCTGAACAGAAGTATAAGAGATCAGAAAGTAAACCGTACAAGATCAGTTCTGATTTGTGCCATATTGACCACCCTTTAAGATCGGTTGAACTGGCAGCACGTTACATTGATCTGACAGAGGAAGAAGAACACGCTATTTTCTATCATGATGGTGCTTATGGTAGTCTTGCGTATGATCTGAAAGGTCATGAAGAACCATTGCAGGTGATCATTCATTTTGCAGATTTTTGGTCAGCACAGTTTCTTGAGGTCGGAAAACTTGACAGATTCAATGATCAGGTGAAGTCGGAAGAAACAACCGATGAAGTAAAAGAGGAAGGTGAAAATAATGAAGAAGAATAAAAACAGTTATGAAGTTCTTGAAGCAGAAGTTGCAAAGCTGAAAGAAGAAAATAGACATTTGAAAGACGAGCGTGATGAACTGAAATATATGCTGAATGATATGCATAGTGTTGTTGATGCTGCAAATGATGACTTTTTCAATGAAATGTCAAGATTGTGCGGTTGTATTGAAATCGAAGGTACAAGAATCACAGCAGCATATCAGGATTTAGTAGGAATCCTGTTGGCAAACGGTTATACAGTAGAGGTTACACCACTGCATAATAATACAAAATTACAGGTTGTTATCAAAGAAAGTGAGGATGAAATCAATGAGTAGTGCAAAGAAACACAAACAGAGAAGTCACAGAAGTTACAGAAACAATGTTGCAACCGCTGAACATTTTCAGAACAGACAGATTTTGAAAGTATCACAGCAGAAAGCAATGAAAGAGAAAAGCAATCTTTTCACTAAGTTAATGGGCTTATTCAAGAAAGGAGATAAATAAACATGGCACAGAAAGTTTTAATTATGGGTGAATCCGGTACAGGTAAAAGTACAAGCCTTAGAAATTGTGACCCGGCAACAACAGCGGTTATCAATCCGGTAGGTAAACCATTACCGTTTAAGAATCACTTTGAAATGCTGAACAATGAAACCGATGCAAGAAAAATTGTGAAGTACATGAAAGAACAGTGTGCAGCAGGTAAGAAGCTGTTGGTGGTTGATGACTTCCAGTACATTCTTGCAGTACCGTACATGAACCGTATCAAAGAAACTGGGTGGGACAAGTACAATGATTTTGGTGCGAACTACTTTGAAATCATTGACTGTTGCAAAGACTTACCTGATGATGTTGTAGTCGTTTATATGACCCATTTGGAAACTTTAGATAACGGTCTTACAACTGTTAAGCTGATTGGTAAACTGTTGCGTGAGAAGATCACTATTGAAGGACTGTTTACCGTTGTACTTAGAACTGGTGTGAATGAAGCCAAATATTACTTTTACACACAGAACAGCGGAAAAGATACCGTAAAATCACCGCTTGGAATGTTCACTGCATATGCTATTGACAATGATCTGAATTATGTTGTTGACAAGATCAGAAATTATTATGAACTTGGTGATTACAAGTCAGATGATGAAATGAATGCTGCTGATCAGGCGGTTGCATCTGATCTTGAAAAACCTGACAGCAAAGGCAGAAGAACAAGAGGTAAAAAAGCTGAATCTGCAACACCAACCGATGCACCGGAAGAAAAGACTGGAAGAACACGCAAGAGTAGGGCAGAAGTTCAGGCAGAAAATGAACAGAAGATTGCTGATCACATGGATGAAGTTGACAAGGCTATTGATCAGGCTTTTCCGGGACAGGAAGAAGTACCATTTGATGAAGCAATGGATGTTGCCGATAAAGTACCGAAACCGGATTTACAGAAACCACCAAGAAGAACACGTAAGGAAAGAAATGCTGAAAAGTCTGAACCTGTTCAGGACGGTACAACGAACACTGATTCTGAATCTGTCACACTGAAAGCAGATGCATATTTCTATGTTACGGCTGATGATAACTATGTGATGAAGCATAAGGGTGATACGGTTGACCTGATCGTTGATGGTGTTGAGGTTATGAAGGTAATCACAAGAGAAGAATTTAATGCAGGAATCAAAAGACTTGCACAGGAAAACAACCCTGTACCTGCTGACGCACAGACCCCGGCTGAACCTTTAGACGGTACTATGAACCCACCTGAACAGCACGTCAGAGGTCAAAGACGAAGAAGAACAAGATCATGATTGCACTAAATATTTTTCTTGCAGTTATGGCAGTATTCTTTGGATTCGGTTCAGTGGGTGACAGGATTCAGAAAAATAGGGATAATTATACAAGGGTTTGTATTGCTTGTATCATAGCAATTATAATCATAAATTTATTTTAAGAAAGGTTAAATGGTGAAAAATTATGGCAGTAGATTTTAGTGCATTCGATGAACATGTTGATCTTAACGCATTACAGAAAGAGGTTCAGGAAGCAGACGATTCACAGTTTGAAGATGTACCGGATGGGGATTATGATGTAAGTTTTGATAAAATGGAGATCAAGCCAACAAAGAAAGGTGACAAGCTGATGTTTTCCGCACAGTGCAGCATTTTGGAAGGTAGTCAGAAAGGTAGAAAGATTTTCTTCAACCGTACTATTTCCGGCAACACTTCACAGAAGTGGACTAATGGTATGGCAATCAAATCTGTTTGCACATGGCTTGATAAACTTGAAACAGATACAGTACCGGAATTTATCAACTACAGTGATTTTGCTGATTGCGTACTTGATATTTTTCAGGAAGTACAGGGTAAAGTTGGTGCAGCAGTTACTTATAAAGCTGATAATTTCAACCCAATCACAATCAACGAAGCGTTTGATATGTAAAAATTTTAACTTGCTTGTATCTTAAAAAGATACTAATATAAAAACAGCGGTGTGTAAAAACGCACATCGCTGTTTCAAAAAGTGGGTGATTTAGTAAATGATATTCTACGATTTTGAGGTTTTTGAAAAGGATTGGCTTGCTGTATTCATTGATGTGACGAAGAAGAAAGAACACGTGATAATAAATAGCCCTGATAAGCTAAAAGCCTTATATGAAGCAAATAGAAAAGATATATGGGTAGGATTTAACAACCGTCACTACGATCAGTACATCATGAAAGGTATTCTGCTTGGTATGAATCCTAAAAAGATCAATGACTGGATTATCGTTGACAATAAAGAAGGTTGGCAATATTCAAGAGCGTTCAATAAATTACCCATGATCAATTATGATGTAATGCCAAGCAATGATGAAACCATGAAAACAGTCGGATTGAAAACAATGGAAGGTTTTCTTGGTTCAAACATCAAGGAAACTGATGTTGATTTCCGTATCAAAAGAAAACTGACACCGGAAGAAATAGAACAGACGGTTAAATACTGTAGGCATGACGTAGAACAGACGATCAAGGTATTTCTTGAAAAAGTCAGTGAGTTCAATGCAGTTCATGGAATTATACAGGCATTCCCAAAAGAAACGTCACTGTATGACATTGGTGACAGTGAAGCCCGGATAACAGCAAAGGTTCTTGGGTGTTCAAAAACTCATTTTGGTGATGAATTTGATTTCTTCTTTCTGCCATGCCTGAAATTGAAAAAATATAAATATGTTCAGGAATGGTTTGCAGAGAAAAGAAAAGAAGCCCTTGAAATGGGGTTACAGGATTTTGACAAGAAAGATAAAAAGACTTGGTATAAGTCACAGAACTTTGAAACGATTGTTGCAGGAATACCGCACACATTTGGTTTTGGCGGTCTGCATGGTGCATCTGATAAGCCGATACATCGGAAAGGTCAGATTCTTCATGTAGACGTAAATAATTACTATCCGTCAATGCTGATTGCATGGGGACTTGTAACAAGGGCAGCAACCAATAACAACTTCAAACTGGTGTATGACACAAGAAAAGCTATGAAAAAGAAACAGGTTGCAGCAGCTAAAGCCGGAAGAAAGGCAGAAGCAAAGCAATGGAAAAAAGCACAGTTGCCATATAAAAAGATGCTGAATGCACTCTCAGGGGCAATGAAAGATGAAACAAATGCTGCATACGATCCACGTAATAACAACTGTATGTGTATCAACGGTCAGTTGATGTTGCTTGATCTGATTGAGCATTTGGAAGTTGTGCCGGGACTTGAACTGATTCAGTCAAACACTGATGGTCTGATCATTTGGATTCCTGACACTGATGAAGCCTTTGAAATGGTTGATGATATTTGTTGGGAGTGGGAACAGCGTTGTTCAACTGAACAATGTTCAATATTACTTGAACTTGACAATATATCAGAAATCTATCAGAAGGACGTAAACAATTACCTTTGGATTGGTACTGATGGCGGTGTTGAAAGAATTGGTGCTTACGTCAAAGAACTTTCTGCTATTGATAATGACTTACCAATACTGAATAAAGCGTTGGTTGACTACATGGTGAAAAAGATACCTGTTGAACAGACAATCAATCAGTGTGATGACTTGATTATGTTCCAAAAAATAGTGAAGCTGTCAAATAATTATAACTGGGTTGAGCATGAACATGGAACTGGTCAGATCATTAAGACAACAAAACACCGGGACGGTACACGAACAGAAGTGTGGTCATATCCTACCACACAAAAATATACTTATAAATCTTATCGTGTGTTTGCTTCCAATCGTGTTACAGACGGTAGGTTGTTAAGACGTAAGGTTGTAAAACCAAAGGGTGAAAAATTTGGAAACACACCTGATCACAGTTTCATTTATAACGATTCTGTAATTGGGGTTAAAGTACCACTGGAATTAGATAAGCAGTGGTACATAGATTTAGCAAGAAAAAGACTGAAACAATTTGGTATTGCAGCATAATACCGGAAAGGTGGGAACATGACAGACATTACAATCAAATATGATCATGGTCAGATGCTTATTCATCTTGAAGAATTTCTTTTATGTAGAAGTATCTCAAAGGTTCGTAAGCTGATTAAGTTAATCAATCGAAGTGATAACCCTGACATTGTGAATCAGATCAAAGATCACATTCAATACAGAATGGAAGGGTTGGACAATATTACAATGATTACCGAAAACAGGATTGACCGGAATAAGGCAGAAGTGAAAGATGCTGAAATGAACGTGCAGCACTGGTTATATTTGCGGTCACAGCATAAGAAAGGTAGTAACGGTTACAAGCATTACATGACAAATGTGAAAGAAAGTCGGGACACATTGAAAGAGAAAAAGGCAGATTTGAGATCAGCCGAAAAGGAATATAAGGACAGCATCAGGGACAAAGAATTTTTCAGTAAATTGCTGTCAGAAGTATTTAGTTAAAGGATGGTGAAACAGGATGTTGTACAAAGGGTACATAAAGACAAAAGGCAAGAAAGCAATCGAAGCATTCAAAGACCGGACAAAATACCGCACTTATGACGAAGTGAAGAATCTTGAAGGGTTCGGTGGTGTTCTTGCTGATGATACCATCCTGATAGATATTGACGATGCTGAACAGTCTGAAATTTTAATGAACATTGTGGAAGAATATCAGCTTGATTGCCGGGTGTATTGTACAAGCCGGGGCAGACATTTTTTATTTAAGAATCATAGTATTACAAGGAACAGGACACACGTACCGCTTGCGGTTGGTCTGACAGCAGATATAAAACTTGGTACACGTTCATCATATGAAGTAATCAAGATTGACGGTGAAGAACGCTTTATTGAGTGGGACATTGAAGAAGGTGGAACATATCAGGAAGTTCCAAAATGGTTGTTCCCGGTTCGTACAGCGGTTGACTTTCTTGATATGGATGCAGGTGACGGACGCAATCAGGCATTATTCAATTATATCCTGACACTTACATCAAATGATTTTAGTGTTGATGATACAAGAGAATGTATCAGGATTCTGAACAGATTTGTTCTGAAAGAACCATTATCTGATGATGAACTGGAAGTGATTCTTAGGGATGAAGCATTTCAAAAACCTGTATTCTTTTGTGATAAGACATTCCTGTTTGACCGTTTTGCAACATGGCTTAAGAACAATGAAAATGTAGTCAGTATAAGTAATCAGTTACATATCTATCAAGATGGGATTTATCAGGTTGGGTACAAGGCTATTGAAACAGCTATGATCAATCAAATACCTAACCTGAAAAAGACACAGCGAAGAGAAGTATTAGAGTATATGGAACTTATAGCTGATGAAAAAGCACAGGCAGATGCACGTTATATAGCATTCAGGAACGGTGTGTTGGATATTGTGACCGGACAGATGCAACCATTCAGCCCTGATTTGGTTATTACCAATCAAATACCTTGGGACTATAACCCGGAAGCCTACAGTGAACTTGCTGATGATACACTGAACAAATTAGCTTGCGGTGATCAACCGATCAGGGCATTACTGGAAGAAAGTATTGGCTATTGCTTTTATCGCAGGAATGAACTTGGTAAGGCATTCATCCTGACAGGTGACAAGTCCAACGGTAAGAGTACATTCCTTGATTGTGTCAAAGCAATCCTTGGTGATGGGAATATATCAGCACTTGATCTTAAGGAATTAGGGGACAGGTTCAGTACATCAATGATGTTCGGAAAACTGGCAAATATCGGTGATGACATTGGTGATGACTTCCTGCAAGGTTCACAGGTAGCAACATTCAAGAAAGTAGTTACAGGTAACAGAATCAAAGCAGAAAGAAAAGGGCAAGACCCTTTTGAGTTTAACCCCTATGTGAAGCTGCTGTTTTCAGCAAATGACATACCAAGAATGAAAGATAAGACCGGGGCAGTTCTTAGACGTTTGGTGATTATTCCATTCAATGCAAGATTTACAAAGTATTTACCAAGTGGTGAGATTGACCCGGATTACAACCCTTATATCAAGTATCAGTTAGTTGAACAAAGTTCAGTAGAGTATCTGATCAGGGTAGGTGTGGAAGGACTGAAAAGAATCATTGAAAACAATGAGTTTACCAAGTCTGAAAAAGTAACTGAACAGATTGATGAATATGAAAATGAAAATAACCCAATCAAGGCATTTATTGATGATTGTGGTGTTGAAATGATTGAGAATGAACCAACAAGTGACGTATACAACAGGTATCAGGTATTTTGTGCAGATGGTGGAATGCAGCCAATGTCAAAAGGTGTGTTCAGTAAGCAGATCAATAAACGATTGGGATTTGAAACGTCAGTAACAAGAGTAGGTGACAAATTGATAAGGATATTCAGAAAGGTGTGACGGTATGGAAAAGTTAGTATTAACAGGTACGGTTTGTTTTTGCGTTGGTCTTACGGTTGGGTTAATCCTTGGTGCTGTAGTAATGGCGTTAGCTGTTGCAGCAAAAAAGTACAAACCAAAGACGAAGGAGATTGATGATCGTTGGGGTTGTTTCGGTGCTGCAAATGGTGATTGCGATCACTGCCCGGTGAAAGGAGAGGAGTAATAAGGATGAAGAAAAAAGAAAAGTATGCAAAAGAGATTGTGGAGCTTGCTTGCAACGGTAAAAATATTGCAGTTGATAAGAAAACTGAAAGACCGGTAGTATGCAGTGATTTTGATTGCGATAAATGCATGTTCCGTGCGGAGAATAATTGCAGAAGAAGGTATTTGTTAAAAGAATGGGCAGAATCCGAATACATTGAAAAGCCAGTGATTTCCAAAAAAGATAAAGATTTTTTGGAGTATCTTAAAGAAGAATTCAAATACATTGTAAGAGATAGAGATGGTGCTTTATTTGCATATAAAAACCAACTTACCACTTGGTTTAGGTTAGATTGTCGTTTTGATGTATGCTTCCCAATGATTAAATGGGAAGGTAATGAAGAGATATGGTCAATCAAAGATCTGAAGAAGTTAGAAGTGGTGGAAGAGTATGAAGAAAATTCCAGGTAATGAGCATCTTAATGGTGCATTTCATGGTGCAGACGGTGGTTCATGTTAAGAAAGGAAAGATGTAAATGTACAAAAATAGTGAAGGATACGTTGACCCAACAGCAGGTGCAGCAATGGCAACGGTTAAGCGTGAAGAAAATGCAGAACTAAATGACCGTAACCACAGACTGATTCAAGTGATCAGGAACATTGTTGACATTGCCGGGTTTGAAATTGTTGGAAGGGTAACACTGAAACATAAGAAATCAGGTAAGGTGTTTCACTAATTCGATGCACCAATCAGTGCGGTGGTGGTAGTGGTGGTGGTAGTGGTTACGGTAAAGTTACAGTTGGTTACAGTAAAAGTTACACTTGAAAACCTTTATTTATAAGGGTGTTACAGTTGTTACAGTTAAAAACAAATTCTTTAATAATTGTAGTTTTTTTAATAGTAATAAGACTTAGTAAAAATAAGAATATATAAGAATAGGATTTTAACTGTAACCGTAACAAGTGTAACTTCCTTGATTTATAAGGGTTTGAAGCATTTTTTAACAGTATTTTCAACTGTAACAGAACTGTAACAGTCACAGAAAGTGAGGTAAAAATGAGTGATCAGAAGAAATTAAGTGCTGAAAAGTATTTACAGCAACTTGAAACATTAGATACAAATATCAATCAGAACTTAGAACGTCTCTCAGATATGCAAATAAATATGTGCAATGTAGGCGGTATTGATTATTCTGCTGAAAGAGTGCAGACAAGTCCATCGGGTGACGGTTTGTGTAAAGGTGTTTCTGCTTATGTAGATTTCAATAACAAGATTAATGAAGAAATAGATAATTTTATTGATGCAAAAAATAAAATTATTCAGGAAATTAGAGATTTACATGATGCAGATTATATTCAGGTGTTATTTAAAAAGTATGTGCAGTACAAAACACTGACAATCACAGCTATAGAAATGAAACGATCATATAATTATGTATTGAATGTACATAAAAAAGCACTTGCAGCATTTGAAGAAGCCCATGAAAACCTATATTACTATTATTAAAACCTACATTTGTGCATATTTTTGTATAATAAAGTGTAAAAATGTATATCAAAGTGGGTTGCTTGTATATCTACATTCTGATATAGTGTATCTTAGAAAAATTTTCAAAGCATCTTTGTAAAAAATTACAGAGGTGCTTTTTCTATTGCTTATTGTCTTATGTGCTGCAAGGGTGCTAAAACCTCCTACCTTGCAGCACTTTTTGTTATAAAAATGATAGAAAGGCGGTGTTGTTATGGCAAAAAAAGGCAAATTAACTGAAAAGCAGCAACGTTTTGTTGATGAATACCTGATTGACCTGAATGCAACACAGGCAGCTATTAGGGCAGGTTATTCAGTAAAAACAGCGGATGCAATCGGATGTGAAAACTTGACAAAACCTAATATTCAACAGGCTATTGCTGAACACATGGCAGAACGGTCACGAAGAACCGGAGTGAATCAGGATAGGGTTGTATTAGAACTTGCTAAGATTGCATTTGTCAGAATGACAGACGTTGTTGACAGTAACGGAAGAATCAAACAGGATGCATCTGCTGACGATCTGTCTTGTATTGAATCAATCAAATATAAGGAATCTGATAATGAGTTTGGTGGAAGTGTTGAGAGAGAAGTCAAGATTGCTTCCAAGATGAAAGCCCTTGAACTGCTTGGTAAACATTTAGGTATGTGGAATGATAAGTTAGATGTGAATGTGACAGCCCCTATTGTTATTTCAGGAGCAGACGCACTTGAGGACTAAATACAGACAGCCATCAAGTCAATATGTATTTGGTTATCAGAAGTTCATTCTGATGCCGGAAGATTACAAGGCTACAAAGTCCGGTAAGGTCAATGTGAAATTGCCGGAAGTAGTCGGTAAGGGTTACGGTACATTTTGGCGGTGGAAAGGTAGATACCGGGCAGTCAAAGGTTCACGTGCATCTAAGAAGTCAAAGACTACAGCATTATGGTACATCACAAATATGATGAAATACCCTGATGCGAATACCTTAGTTGTCAGAAAAACTTACAGAACACTAAAGGATTCCTGTTTTACAGAACTGAAATGGGCTATACATCGACTTGGTGTTGATGCTTTTTGGGATATAAAAGAATCACCACTTGAAATGACGTATAAGCCAACAGGTCAAAAGATTTATTTCAGAGGACTGGATGACCCACTGAAAGTAACATCAATCACTGTTGATCAGGGTGTATTGTGTTGGATGTGGATTGAAGAAGCATATGAAATTAGTTCAGAGGATGATTTCAATATGCTTGATGAATCTATTCGTGGTGCAATCCCGGAAGGTTCAGACCTGTTCAAACAGATCACCGTAACATTCAACCCTTGGAATGAACACCATTGGTTGAAGAAACGGTTTTTTGATAACCCTGATGATGAAACCCTTGCACTTACAACCAATTACAAGTGCAATGAATGGTTAGATAAAGCCGATCTTAAGGTTTTTGAAACCATGCGGAAACAGAACCCAAGACGTTATGCAGTGGCAGGTCTTGGTGATTGGGGTATTGTTGATGGTCTTGTATATGAGAATTGGCATGAAGAAGCCTTTACATTGGAACAGATCAGACAGCAATACAAGATTGATTCAGCCTTTGGTCTTGACTTTGGTTATACAAATGACCCATCTGCATTGTTTTGTGGATTCATTGACACGAAGAACAAAAAGATATTCGTGTGGGATGAAATGTATAGTGCAGGTCTTTCCAATGAGCAAATATATCAGAACATCACTGATATGGGCTATGCAAAGGAAAGAATCACAGCGGATTCAGCAGAACCAAAGTCTATTGATCAGTTAAAGGGTTATGGTCTTAGGGTCAAAGGTGCTGAAAAAGGTAAGGACAGTATCAACAGCGGTATTCAGTTTATTCAGGACTTTGAAATCATCATACACCCAAGATGTGTGAATTTCTTGACGGAGATCAGCAACTATACTTGGGACAAGGACAAGTTCGGTAATAAACTGAACCGCCCTATTGATGACTTCAATCATCTTATGGACGCAATGCGGTATGCATTAGAAAAATATATCAAGAAAGGCAGCGGTTGGTTATACAAATAGCTGTATGGTTAAAATCATGAAAATAAAGATTCACAATGATGTATGGAAGGTCAAACTGGTGGATGCGAATGCAAAAAAAATGAACCCTGACCCAAACAGCTATAATTTTGGGCTGACCGAATATAAGGAACTTCTGATCAGCATTATGGACGGACGTTCTGAATCAGTAACACGTTCAACACTGATTCATGAATTGGTTCATGCTTTTCTATTTTCATACGGTCATACGGTTGAGGGTGAAGAAGCAATGTGTGATTTTTTCGGTGTTCATGGGGATGAAATAATTGACCTTACAAATAAGATTATAGAAAGGTGGGGTGACAGGTGCTTACAGTCGAAGAAATAAAAATGTTCATTGATGAAGATGCTGCATCAGTGAAAAAGCATTTTGCAAGAGTAGGTGAACGCTATTTTGACGGTGATCACGATATTAAAAATTACAGAATGTTTTATTTTAATTCTGATGGTCAACTTGTGGAAGATACAAGCAGGGCAAATGTAAGAATACCACACCCATTCTTTAAGGAACTGACAGAACAGGGTACACAATACACCCTTTCAGGTTCAGACGGTTTTGTATTCAGTGATGTGCCTGAATTACAGAGTGAACTTGATGCAAGATTCAATAACAATGATGATTTTATTGATGAATTGTCAGAAACACTTACAGACTGTCAGACAAAAGGTTTTGCTTATATGTACGCTATGAAAGACAGCACTGACAAGCTGAAATTCACGTGTGCTGACAGTATCGGTGTTGTGGAAGTAGAAGCACGATTTGCAGAAGATAAGAAAGACCATGTAATTTACTGGTACGTTGACCGGGTTGACAAGGAAGGTCACAGAATCAAGAAAATCATGGACTGGGATGATGAACAGGTTGTTTATTATGTTCAGACAGATGAAGGGGAAATACAGCTTGACGATAAAGCCAAGGTGAACCCAAGACCGCATATACTGTATCAGGTTGATGGTGATGATAATACTTATATTGATTCACTTGGTTTCTTGCCATTCTTCCGGTTGGATAATAACAAGAAACAGTTCAGCAACCTGAAAGCAGTAAAAGACCTGATTGATGATTATGACCTTATGGCATCCAGTCTTTCCAATAACCTGATTGACTTTGACCATCCATTATATGCAGTCAAAGGGTTTGAAGGTGATAACCTTGATGAATTGCAGCAGAATATTAAAACAAAAAAGATTGTCGGTGTCGGTTCAGATGGTGATATTGAAGTACATACAGTAGATGTACCGTATGAAGCCCGGAAGGTTAAGTTGGAATTGGATGAAAAGAACATATATCGTTTTGGTATGGGGCTGAACTTGTCAGGTCTGAAAGATACATCTGCAACAACCAATATTGCAATCAAGGCAGCCTATTCACTGCTTGATCTTAGATGTAAACACCTTGAAAGGAATATCAAGCGGTTCTTGCGTAAGATCGTGGCGGTGTGCATTGATGAAATCAATCAGCAGAACGGTACAGATTATCAGATCACAGATGTTTATTTTGAGTTCACCCATGAAGTAATGAGTAATGAACAGGAAAATGAACAGAATGAACTTACAGAAGCACAGAAACAACAGGTACAAATCAACACCCTGTTGTCACTGGCACAGATTTTTGGTGATGATTTGACGATTCAGTATATTTGTGATGTTCTTGATATTGATTATGAAGATGTGAAGGACAAGTTGCCGGATAATGAAGCTGATAAGGTGCAGCAGGTGCAAGATGATCTTGATTCTATTATACCGGATGATGAAGGTGGTGGAATAGGTGAACAAGGCACAGAAGGAAGTACAACAGGCACAACTTAACGATGAAAAGAAAGTAATCAAGCTGTTAGAACGGGTATATGAACAGGCGAAAAAGGATTGTGAACAAAAAATCAGGGAACTGTCAGCAAGGACAGACCTTGAAAATCTGCAAAGCATCATATACCAAAAAGAATATCAGCAGATTATGGTTGATCAGATTGAATCAATCTTGTATGACCTGCATGAAGGACAGTTTACAACAATAGCTGATTATTTACAGCAATCGTACATAAACGGTTATGTTGGTATGTACTATGACCTGCACCTTAGTGGTATACCTTTGGTTGTTCCAATCAATCAAGATCAGGTTGTCAAGGCAGTTCGTACAGACAGTAAATTGTCAAGCGGTCTGTACACCAAACTTGGTGAAGATGTTGGTTACCTTAAGCGGTCAATTCGTGCTGAACTTTCAAGAGGGATTGCAAGCGGTTCAACATGGAATGAAATGGCATTAAGAATTGCCAAGGGTATGAACAGCCCTTTTCGTAAAGCATATAACAATGCAATACGGATTGCCCGGACAGAAGGGCATAGAATACAGAATGAAGCAGCCCTTGACGGTCAGCATGGGGCTAAGAAAAAGGGTGCTGATATAGTCAAACAGTGGGATTCCACACTTGACGGACGGACAAGGGATGAACACCGGGAATGTGACGGACAGATCAGGGAAATTGATGAACCATTTGATGTTGGCGGTGAGAAAATGCAAGCACCGGGTGTTGGCGGTTCTGCAAAGAACGTTTGTAACTGTCGGTGCTGTCTGCTGCAACGTGCAAAATGGGCTTTAGACGATGATGAACTAAAGACCTTACAAGAACGTGCAGCATTCTTTGGATTGGATAAAACACAGTCGTTCAACGACTTCAAACAGAAATATTTGAAGTTACCTGACAATGCTGATACAATGAATGTGAAAGAATATGATGTGTTGGCACACACCCAAAAGCTAAAGGGTGCAATGAGTAATTCAGACTATGATGAATACATGAAGATTCTGACTGAACACAGTAATACGTCACTTCAAAAATTGTATGCAAAGTATGCCGATAAAATCAACGGTGTAGCATACGGAAAAAATGGATATTATACACCACGTGACAATAAACTTGTGTTTTCATATCCAGCGAAGAAATATATTGATGGTGGAAAAAGCAAATATGGAACATTAGCACATGAGTACGGTCATTATTTTGACGCAAAAGCTAATTACGATAATACACATTTTTCAGAACTTAATCTTATTAACGGAAAAGTTAAATGGTGTAAGCTGTCAAAGGTTGCAAGTTCATCTGATGAATTTCTTGTTGCTGTAAGAAAAGATAGGGATTTTTTAAAATCAATTTTAACTGATGAAGTGAAAGAAGATTTTAGAAATAATCATGCAAGTGCAGGTGTTCAAGATGCTATTGACGGATTACTCGGAGAACGTATAGCATGGGGGCATGGAGATAAATATTATAATCGTCAATACAGTTCGATGAAACGTCTTAAGGAGCATAAAGGTTTACAGGCAGCATATAAAGAACTTGGTATTGATGCAAGTAATCTTAGCAAGGTAGCGAATGAATGTAGGGTTTATGAATCTGCATCTGAAATGTGGGCTAACATCATGGGTGCAGAAGTCAATGGTGGCTCTGAACTGGAATATGTGAAGAAGTACTTGCCAAACAGCTATGAAGCATTCATTGAAATTCTGAAAGGGGTAAAATAATATGAATGAGAAATTACAGAAAGCACTTGAAAGGTATAAGGAAAAATTTAATGATGATTTTCCAACTATTCCGTTTGAAAGTCAGGAAGATGAAGAAATCATTGACATTATTGATGAATGTATCGAAGAAAACAAAGACGTTTATGATCTTGGGTACTTATCACTTGACGATATAATGTATTAAAAAGCAAAGGTACAGAATTGTATACCTTTGCTTTTTTATTACCTATATGACAATTATATGAGGTCAGAAAAGGGGGGGATAAAAGGAACATGAAAGCGTTGCACATTCACTTGGTACTGTAGAAAGGTATGGTGATCCTGATTATCTCCCAACTATGGGTTAAATAGTATTTTTAAGGCATCCGCAGGGGTGTCTTTTATTTTGTCCGAAAAAGGCTTATGACGTTTAAACTGCTGCTGAAATGACCCCTACAACATGGGATATAAACTGTTGACCGTTCCCGGTGACACCGGATATAAAAACATGACGGAGAAAGGAAGAAGAACATGGAATTTTTAAAAGCATTTTTTGGTGATAAGGCTATCACCTATGATGAACTGGTACAGGCAATCAATGCCTATAACGGTGATGAAAAGAACAAAGAGAAGCTGATCAAGATGGTCAACCTTACTGATGGTGGTTATGTGTCTAAGGACAAATACACCAACCTTGAAACTGACCTTTCCGGTAAGACTACAGAACTGACCAAGGCAAACAACTTGATTGAAGAACTGAAAAAGTCAGCCGGGAAAGACGAAGAAACACAGCAGAAAATCACTGCATATGAAACAGAGATTGCAGACCTTAAGAAAGAGAATGCAGAACTGAAAACAGAAAATGCATTGAAATTTGCGTTGGTTGCAGCAGGTGCGGTTGATGTTGATTATCTTGTATTCAAGGCAAAGGAAAAAGGTGAAATCAAACTTGGTGATGATGGAAAAATCAAGGGTGAAGATGATCTGATTTCAGGTCTTAAAACACAGCATCCTACCATGTTTGAAGCATCCAATGGCGATCAGCAGCAGAGTAGTAAGAGAAAGATTCTTGAAAACAACCTGCCGGGTGGGGATAAAGACAAGACAGTTACCAAAGAACAGTTCCTTAAGATGGGTTACAACGAAAGAATGAAACTCAAAGAGGAAAACCCGGAGTTATTCAAACAGTTAAATGTACACTAAGAAAGGTTAAAATGGTGAATTAAATGGCAAGAACAGGAAATTTTGGCGGTTTTGCTTTTGATGAAGAAGTATTTACTGGGATGATGCAGGAAGCCGACTATTGGACTACACCAATCATTGCTTCCGGTATCGTGCAGCAGGACAGTTCTATTATGGACTTAATCGGTGAGCATGGAAACGTGGCAACAATTCCAATTTATAAACCGATTGACGCAAATGAAAGCGGTATGGAAGCACTGAACAACGATGGTGAAACAAACAACACACCTGTTGAAATCAGCGGTGACAAACAGACTTGTATGCTTATTCAGAGAATGAAAGCATTCAAGGCTAAAGACTTCACAAAGGAATTAACTGGTGCTGACCCTATGACACTGATCAGAAATAAGATTGCAGGTTATTATGGTCAGGTTTGGGAAAAAGAACTGATGAACATTGCACAGGCAGTGTTAGCAGTTGCAGCACTTAGTGATCATGTACTTGATCTTACTAAAGGTACTAAGACAAACATTGAAGCAGGTACAATTTACGATGCAGAACAGGCAGCACTTGGTGATATGGCAGGTGGTCTTGGTCTGATGGTTATGCATTCCATGATCTTCAAAGAGTACAAGAAAATGGAAATGGTTGACTATGATAAGTATGTTGTCAACGGTGTAATTCAGAAAGAAATTACATTGCCAACTATTGCAGGTAAACACGTACTTGTAACTGATAGATTTACAGCTACAGAGGCAGGTGCAGATGCGGTTTACAGCACATATCTGTTTGGTGAAGGTGCATTTTTATCTTGCGATAAGAACAACTATGAGAATCAGTATACAACCAACTATGACCCGGAAGCATCCGCAGGTATTGACAAGTTCTATACAAAGCAGGGTAAGGTGTTGCATCCGAATGGTCTTTCTTTAGCAGTTGATCAGATTGCAAAAGAATCACCGACTTATGCAGAACTTGGTAAGTCTGCAAACTACAGCCTTAAGTTCAATACAAAGAACGTTAAGATGGGTCTTATCAAGTCCAAGGTTGGTACAGCAGTTGTCTAAGAAAGGGTGATCTGATGATATTAGCAGTTGATGATGTAATGAAATTACCTGAATTTGCTGTGCAAAATGAAAAGGTAATTGAAGAAAAACTGAACGCTGCTGAACTTATGATCAGAGCATACACAAACAACAATTTTCAGAATCGGTTTGTTCGGTTCACCGCTGACAGTTTGGGTAACAGACTGCTTGGAACGTCAGATTTTTTGAAAGTAGGTGATACAGTTCAGATTTCTCAGTCAATGGTGAATGATGGATTGTATAAGATCACTGAACTTGGTGATGATTTCATCAGAGTTGATCAGGAGTTGTACAAAAGTACAAACCTGATCACTAAGGTGGAATACCCTGCTGATGTTCGTGCAGGTGTACTTGAATTACTTAAGTGGGACATTAAGAATAGACCGAAAACAGGGGTCAAGTCTGAAACACTGTCAAGATACAGTGTGACTTACTTTGATCAAGACGCTAACAATCAAGTTATGGGCTATCCTGTTGCCTTACTTGGATTCTTAAAGCCTTATATAAAGGCGAGATTCTGATTATATGAGCGTTGGCGGTAACATTCAAGCATTGTTACAGGTAAAAAAGAACGGTGCTAAAAATGCCATAGGTGAGCGTGTAAACACATGGGTTGATTGTACATCAATCTTAGGTTGGTTGGACTTATCAACAGGTGATTCAAAGCATACAACTTTTTATGCCAAGGTTCAGGAAAGTACACACGTTTTCTTGTGTGACTTTACCAACCTTAAGAATCTGTCAACTGATTGGGTTTGGAATCCATTCAGTTTTCTGACAGGTGTGATCAGTAAGACGGATGAACAGGAAACCGTTAATGTGACAAGTGACAATGCAAGAATGGTTGTAAATGGTGAAGTGTATGAAATCCTTCTGATTGATGACCCTATGAATATGCATGATCATTTAGAAATCTATTTAAGATTTATAGGGGGTCAGTAGTATGTCAGTTGAGTTTACAGATAACACAGCAAAAATTAAAGCTGCATTATCGGAAGGGGTTATTGGATTCCTTCACGAAGCAGGTGGTGAAATACAGGCACAGACTCAAAGAAACAGCCGGGTTGATACCGGACAAACAAAGGGGTCTTACAAATATATGGTTGATGAAGGAAAAGATGAATCAACTGTTGCTGTAGGTTCAGACCTTGAAAATGCGATTTGGGAAGAATTTGGTACTGGTGAATATGCACTGCATGGTGATGGAAGAAAAGGCGGTTGGGTTTATAAGAGTAAGAAAGACGGTAAATTTTACCATACTTACGGAAAAACACCACGACAACCACTCACAAAAGCATTTCAGAGTGTAGCCCCAAAGATAAAGAAACAGCTTGTAAATGTCATTAAACAGAATTTAGGGGGTTAATTATGGTTGATATGCTTTGTTTTATTTCTGATCAGCTTGATCAACTTGGTATTCCCTATGAATTTGGTGAATGGACGGGTGAAATTAGCTATCCTTACTTTGTCGGTTCGTTCAATGAAACTGAACACAGATTAGAGGACGGATATACAGGCGGTGTGTTTACACTTGACGGTTGGTCAAGGGGGTCAAAATTACCGCTTGCAGAAATAAATGACAAATTAAAAAAAGCATTTGAAGATTTAAGGGCAGTTCAGGAAGGAACTGCTTTTTTTATTACCTATTGGAACGGTTTAATGATTCCAACAGGTGAAGAAGATCTTTTTAGAATTACGATAACACTTAACACAAATGAGTGGAAAGGAGCATAAAAGAATGGGCTTAAAAAAGCATGGTATTACATCTGAAACTATCAAGAATATGATCTTGGGTGCAGGTGTCATTTACAAAAATCTTAAGTATGAGAAACCAAGCAACGGTTGGACTGGTACACCACTTGGTGCAACGTCCGGGGGTCTTAAGTTCAACTATGAGGCACAGTGGCTTGATGTTGAGGTGGACGGTGCAACGGTGCTGATCAAAGGTGTCAGTAAACAGAAGGTTGGTGAATCTGCCACACTTGAAGGTCAGATGACAGAACTTACAGAAGATATTCTTGTAAGTGCATTACACCTTGTAAAATCCACTTCCGAAGATACAACCTATGTCAAATATGTATCTAAGGAAAACATCACAGAAGCAGATTATCTTGAAAATGTTGCATATGTTGGAACACTTTCAAGCGGTAAAAATGTAATCATTATTTTACCGAATGCACTCTGTACAGAAGCATTTGAACTGGAAACAAAGAACGCTGAACAGACAACATTTGCTGTCAAGTTTGAGTGTACAGCTGATCTTGAAAACGACAGCTTAAACAAGTTGGATATTGCTATTTACTATCCAAACGCTGTTGTGTAGGGGGGTGTGAATTATGCGAGTTGTAGTAGTAAGAGAATATACAGACAAGTACACAGGTGAAGGTCATGTGATCGGTGAAAAACTGGATATGACAGAAGAAAGATTTGCAGAAATTCAGGACAAAGGAATGTTTGTGGTTGATATTTCTGATGAAGTAGTGCAGCAGGAAACACCTGCTGTATCTGCTGAACAGGTAGAAGATCAGGAACAGGAAACAGCAAGTGAACAGACTGAACCTGTTGAACATGAAGAAACATCTGCACCAAAACAGGATAAACCTGCAAAAGGTGGTAGAAGAAACAGATCGAAAAAAGAAAGTGAGGATAAATAATCATGGCAGATTTCAGATTTAAGGATTTAACAGTTGATAACGCATTTGACTTTTGTGAGGTTCTTGCAGTTATCGGAGTAGAACAGGTCATTGGTGCATTTGACAAAGACGAGATTCAGCAGTTGCAGGAATCCGGTACAGATATGAAAGAAGTTGGTATTGTCATTGCTATGAAGGTGTGTGGCATTCTGATCAAGAATATTTCAAAGGCAAGAAATGAAATCTGTAAGTTTTTTGCTAACTGTATGGAGTGGGACAACGGTACAGCGGTTACTGCTGATGATGTGAAGAAATTCAAGCTGAAACAGTTTGTTGTCATGGTGAAAGATTTTGCTAAGAAAGATGATCTTATGGATTTTTTCGAGGGTGTTGCCGAATTAGTGGGTACGGAACAGAACGATTCGATGAGTGCTGCAACCGTAGATATGGTAACCCCTACAGCTATTTAGATAAAGCAATCAGCCGGGGGAAGTTAGACGCTACTGTTAGAACAGTTCTGAAACAGGACAATGAAGATAAACAGTGGGACTTATACTGTGCAATCACAGCAAACCCACTTGCTGATGATGTTGGAAATTTTGAAGAATTTAAACAGCGGTTTATGAGTACAGCACCGAAAGTTGAAAAGACTGAACAAACTGAACCGACAATGAACAATGCACAGATTAAGTTACAGATGGAAAAAGCAAATAAAATTCTGAATGGATTCGTGCCACCGTTGAAAGGGGGTGGCTAATCGTTGGATATTTTTTCGTTGGTCGGAAAAATAACGATCAATTACGCTGATGCGGTGAACAACATTGAAAAGGTTTCAAAGTCTGCAAAGGACACAGCTGAAACATTGGAAGATGTTGATAAAAAGGCAGATGGTGCAGGTGATTCAGTAGAAGATGCCGGACAAGCTGCCAAGAATGCAGACAGTGGATTTACGACATGGAAAGCCACGCTTGCGAATTTAGCATCTACAGCAATCACAAAAGTAATTTCAGGATGTACACAGTTAGCTGAAAAAATGGCAGATGTGACAAAATCAGCGGTTGGTCACTATGCTGAATATGAACAGTTGGTTGGTGGTGTTGAAACACTATTCAAAGACAGTTCCGGTAAACTGATTGGCTATGCTGAAAAGGCATATAAGACAGCCGGGATGAGTTCAAATCAGTACATGGACACAGCAACGTCATTTGCTGCTTCATTGATTCAGGGTCTTGGCGGTGATACTGCAAAAGCGGTTGAACTGACCAACCTTGCTATCACAGATATGTCAGATAACGCTAACAAGATGGGTACTGACATAGGTTCTATACAGGACGCTTATCAGGGTTTTGCAAAGCAAAATTACACGATGTTGGATAACCTGAAACTTGGTTATGGTGGTACACAGTCTGAAATGATCAGATTGATAAATGATTCAGGTGTACTTGGTGAAAAGATTGAAAGTTTGGATAACGTAACGTTTGACCAAATGATTGAAGCTATTCACAAGATTCAGGATAACTTAGGTATAACCGGAACAACAGCACTTGAAGCAGGTACTACAATATCAGGTTCATGGAGTTCAGTACAGGCATTGTTTGAAAATATCCTTACAAAAGTAGGTTCAAAACTTGCACCTACTGTTATGGGATTTTTACAGCAGTTGTCAGACTGGATGGAAACAATAGACTGGGATGCGTTTGCAACGTCTGTTGGTGATGCCCTACAAAGGGTATTTGACTGGATTCAAAAAATTGATTTTACAACATTCTTTGAAAAAGGAATGGACGGTGTTGAAAACTTCCTTGAAAAAATAGGTGGTCTTATTGAAGATGTGCCTAAGATTATTCAAACGTTCAAGGATTGGTCACCACTGATTGCAGGTGTGGCAGCAGCCTTTGTTACATTGAAGGTTGCAATGGCAATATCATCATTGATTGATGCAATTTCAAAATCTTGGAATGCATACAAGAAATCAGAAGAAGGGGCTACTATTGCACAGTGGCTTTTTAATGCAGCAATGGATGCAAACCCTGCTGTATTTATTATATCAATTATAGCAGGACTTGTGGTTGCACTGATCACATTATGGAATACCAATGATGGATTCAGAGAAGCAGTCACAAATGCTTGGGAAAAAATAAAAGAAGTCTTTGGTACGGTTATTGACGCTATCAAAGGCTTTTTTAGTGGATTGGTGGAGAAAGTACAGACTGCATGGGAATCTGTAAAAGAAGCAGTAAGTACCGCCATTGAAGCAATCAAAGGATTCTTCACAGGTTTAGTTGATTCAATCAAACAGGCTTGGGAGAACATCAAAACAGCAATATCTGAAAAAATAGATGCTATAAAAGAAACAGTAACCAATGTGTTTACTGCAATAGCTGATACGGTAAGTGCAGTGTGGGAAACAATCAAGAATGCGGTGCAGGTTGCCATAATGTTTATTGGTGAAATCATCAGTGCTGCATTTCAGATCATCACAATGCCTTGGATGTTTATATGGGAAAACTGCAAGGAATATATCATTGCAGCTTGGGAGTTTATCAAGAACGCTGTATCAACAGCCCTTGATGCAATCTCAATCACCATCAGCAATATTTGGAATGCTATTGTTGGATTCCTGACCCCAATTTTGGAAGGTATTAAAAACACCTTTACAGCGATTTGGGAAGCTATAAAAACAGCGGTATCAACCGCAATCAACAACATTCAGACGGTTATCACAACCGTATGGAATGCCATTGTTTCATTCCTTAAGCCAATACTGGAAGGTATCAAGAATACATTTACAACTGTATGGAATGCGATAAAATCAACCATTTCTACAGTGCTGAACGCAATTCAGACTACGATTACAAATATTTGGAATGCAATCAAAACGACTGTAACCAATGTAATCAATTCGATTAAGTCAGTAATCAGCAATGTGTTCAATGCAATTAAGTCTACTATTTCAAGTATACTGAACAACATTAAATCAACCTTTACAAGTGTTTGGAACAGTATCAAGTCAACGGTATCTAATGTGATCAACGGTGTGAAGTCCACTATTTCAAGTGGTCTGAATGCTGCAAAATCCACAGTGTCGAACGTACTTGGTGCAATTAAGGAAAAGTTCAGCAGCATCTTTGAAGGTGCAAAGAACATTGTAAGTAACGCTATAAACAGAATTAAAAGTTTCTTCAATTTTTCGTGGTCATTGCCACATTTGAAATTACCACATATTTCAATCAGTGGTTCTTTCAGCTTGACACCGCCAAGTGTACCGCACTTTGGCATTGACTGGTATAAGAAAGCAATGGATGATGGTATGATCATGAATCAGCCGACTATTTTCGGTTACAACGCTAAGTCAAATCAATTCTTGGCAGGTGGTGAAGCCGGAAGTGAAACGGTTGTCGGAACACAAAGCCTTATGGATATGATCAGGGTAGCGGTTAATGAGGAAAACGCTTCATTACTGGAAAAACTTGACCGGATTCTTACAATCCTTGAAAGTTATATGCCTTTCATTCCACAGCTTGCGAACCTGAAACTGGTAACAGATACAGGAGTGCTTGCAGGTGAACTTGCCCCGGCAATGGATGAAGAACTTGGTAAGATTTTTGATAAGGAAGGGAGAAGATAAGCCTTGATTCAGGGTGTTACATTTGGAATTAAACACAGTTATGAAGATTTTGGGCTTATCCTTTCTTCAAAAGAAATCGGATTGCCTACACCTAAAACAGAATCAGTCAGTGTAATTGGTCGCAATGGTGACCTTGATCTGACTGATGCATTAGGTGATGATGTGAAGTTTGAAAACAGGAAGTTATCATTTACTTTTTCCCTGTTAAATGGTGCAAGAGATTGGACTGCAACACTTTCCAATCTTTCCAACTATCTGCATGGTAAGAAGATGCGTATTGTTATGGACGCTGATAAAACTTTTTATTACTGGGGACGGTGTACAATCAATAAATTCAAAACAGATCGTACACTTGCCATTATCACAGTTGATTGTGATGTTGAACCGTACAAGATTGAAACAAATTCAGCAAGTGAACCGTGGCTGTGGGATGTATTCAGTTTTGTCAATGGTATTATCCATGTAAATGAAGTGAAAGTAAGCGGAAGTAAAAAAGTAAATCTGATTAATCGTGTCAAGATTGTATCACCGACATTTACCTGTTCAACGGCTATGAAGGTGACACACGAAGGTAATACTTATAGTTTACCTGCCGGGGAAACAACAGTTTATGACATTCGTTTACAGGAAGGTGATAACTATGTGACATTTACCGGAAACGGTACAGTCAAGATCAGTTACAGAGGGGGTTCATTGTAATGTACAGAGTATTATGTGATGGACTGCCTATTTATGATTTACGTGATGAAAACCTTGTTTTGATTGACCCTAAACTTGATTTAGAGGTCAACAAAGCAGGGTCTTTTAGTTTTAAGATGCCACCACAGCACCCACAATATGAATTACCACAAAAAATGCTGTCATGCATTCAGGTATTTCAGGATGAAGAAGAAGTGTTTAATGGCAGAATTACAGAATGCAAAATTGATTTTTATAATCGTAAACATTTTACTTGTGAGGGTCAGCTTGCATATCTGAATGACAGTATACAAAGACCTGCTGAATATCATGATATGACAGTCAGGGGTTATTTAGAATCATTGATTACATCACACAATGAGCAGGTAAAAAAAGATAGACAGTTCAAGGTTGGTATTGTCACGGTAACAGATAATAATGATTCATTGTACAGGTACACGAATTACAACAGTACCATGAAAGAAATCAAGGAAGATTTGGTTGACGATCTTGGTGGTTATTTACGTGTAAGGAATGTCAATGGAACAGCTTATTTGGACTATATAAGTGATTATGACAATGTAAGTACACAAAGTATTGAATTTGGTGAAAATCTACTTGATTTCAGCAGAAATACAGATGTGTCAGATATTGCAACGGTATTTATTCCACTTGGTGCAAAACTGGAAGAAAGTCCAATAGCTGCACTTGAACAGCGGTTGACTATTGAAAGTGTAAATAATGGGTCTGATTCACTTGTAAATTTGGACGCTGTAAAGAAATTTGGTTATATAACCAAAACTATTACTTGGGATGAAGTTACAACACCAAAAATGTTGTTATATAAAGCAAATAAGTACATTGCTGATTATCAGTGGGATAGTATGACACTGGAAGTAAACGCTGTTGATATGCACTGGACTGATGCAGATATAGAACAGTTTAAACTTGGTGATAAGATCAAGGCACATTCTTCACTGCATGGACTTGATCGGTATTTCCCATTGTCGAAAATGTCAATACAGCTTAACAATCTATCAAGCAGTAAATTCACACTCGGTACAGTAGTTAATACAAAACTTACTGCAAAATCACAGACTATTTCAAATACTGCATCAAAGGCAGTTGAAACAATACCTGTACCGTCTGCTATAGTAAAACAGGCGGTTGATCAGGCAACAGCACTGATTACAGCAGCAACACATGGTCATGTGGTAACCACAGCCAACGAACAGTTAATCATGGACACTAACGATGTAAACACAGCCCGGAAGGTGTGGCGGTGGAATCTGAACGGTCTTGGTTATTCATCAACCGGGTACAATGGAACGTATAAGACCGCTATCACAATGGATGGTCAGATTGTCGGTGAACGGTTGGTTGGTGGTTCGGTATCTGCTGAAAAACTTGATATTACTTACAGGAATCAGGTTATAAAAGAAATAGCAGATGCAGAAGAATCAGCAAGATCAGATGCAGAAGATTACACTGACGGTGAGTTGAAAAAGTACTATACAAAAAGTGAAGTTGAAACAAGTATCAAAAACACTAAAGATTCTATACTGTTGTCTGCCAAAGAAACAGCTGAACAGTATGTAGATGGTAAACTAAAAAATTATTCAACGTCAGCACAGATTAAAGTCAAGACAGATTCGATTGAATCAGAAGTTAAGAAGAAGCTGAACAGTTCAGAGTTATCAACCAAGATTCAGCAAAATTCTTATGCAGTTAAAATTGCATGGAATAGTATCAGTAAATATATTCAATTTGAATATGGTGAAATGCGTATTTATGAGAGTACGACACAAAACAGTAACACACTGTTAATGTCAATGACCTCAACAGGTGCATGGTACTACTATAAAGGTGCAACCATCGGTAAAATCGGTACTAACGGTTGGTCAGGTGATTCAACTTTCAGAGGTCTGATGTTCGACTTACAGAACGGTGCTGACTATATGGGGTGGGGTTATCAGGATTCACCCGGAAGTAACTATTATGTAAAACTCATATATTACGCAAATAACCGAAAAGAAAAACAGGGCTTACACGTAGGTGCAAACACTTATGTGTGGGGGTATTTGAGATTTAATGAAAGTGCAGGATTTTATAATTATTCTGATAAAAGTATTAAACTATGGTCTGATAAAGATGTAAGCATTGGTAGTTCATCATCAACTTGCTGTACATTCACAGGTACATCTTTTCAGATTTACAACAACAGAAGTATTGATTTCTACAGTCCACTAAACTTACACGGTTGGGGCTACACCAATAATTCAGATGTTCGATTGAAAACTAATATTAAGGACACAGCAATCAGAGGTTTGGAAGTGGTGAACGCTATTGACCTTAAGGAATTTGACTGGATTCAGTCCGGTGAACATCAGGCTATAGGAATCATTGCACAGCAGATTCAAAGTTTTGCACCTGAACTTATTTCAGAAGATGCATCTGACGGACACTTGAAACTTAACACAGATAAACTTGTATACTACTGTATTAAAGCTATACAGGAATTATGTGAAAAAGAGGGAATGCGGTACAGCAAACCTATTTATAAAGACCCTTACACTTATTTAGAAAAAAAGACGTTCATTGCAAAGATGCCAAGTCAAAAATATTTGGAATCTGAACCTTATGAGCGTGAACCTATTATTTTACCGAAAAGAAGGGAGTAATTACCATGAATGAAAATAATATGCCTTTATCACTTATGATGGAGAACGCAAAAGGTGCAATGACGAATGCATTTAATCAGATCGTTGAACAGTCAAACCTTCCGGCTTATTTGTTGGAAGGTATAGTTGCTGATCTGCTGTCTGAAATCAGAAAACAGAAAAACCTTGAATTGGTTTCTGATATGAATATGATGAAACAGACTGAACACAGTGAACAGGAAGAAAAGAAAGAAGGTGCTGAATAATGGCAAATATACAGCCTTATATTGATCAGATTTTAAATGCAGTATACGGTGAAGAGGTAAGATCGTCTATTGTCAATGCACTTGAAAAAGTAAATGATGATAATAACTCTTACGCTGATCTGAAAAAAGAAGTAATTGCTGCAAAGGATGCGGTTGATGAAGATGTTGATGCAGTACAGCAGAAACTTAATGCTGCAAGTACTGCATTAACTAATTTGCAAAATGCTACAAGTGCAGCTAATACAGCGAAAACCAATTTGCAGGACGCTACAAGTACAGCCAATACAGCAAAGGCAAATCAGACCAGTGCAACAAGTACAGCGAATACCGCAAAAAGTAATGTTGAAGAAGCAACTAATGCTGCAAAAACAGCAATCAGCAATGCCAATACAGCAAAGGCAAATCTTGAAAAAGTAATTACAAGTGCAACAACCACACAGAGTAATTTACAGGGTGTAATTGATAATGCAAATCAGATCAAGGGTCAGTTGGATAGTTCCAACGCTACAGCGGTAACATCAAAGAAAAATCTTGATTCTGCAATTTCTGACGCAAGTGTAGCAAAAAGTCAGCTTCAGGAAGTAATTAACAGTGCAAGTTCAGTTAAAACTTCATTGTCTAATGTCATAAGTACAGCCAATACCGCAAAGTCAAACCTTGATGCATCTGTTGCAACAGCTAATAATGTATTACAGTCACTAAGTGCGGAAAACGCAAGTGCTGCAAGTAATATTGATGAACTGAAAAGTGAAAACTTCAACAGTCAAGAAATTCTTTCAGGTGTGGCAGATATTCGTGCCTATTTGGGTATCACTGCTGATGATATTGTTGGTATTCAGGTCGATTACAAAAATAAAACATTCAAAAGACTTGCCGGAGCAGTCAACCTTACAAAAGGTTCTGATTTTGATAAGTTCACAATGTTTGGTGGTCGTAAACGCTGTAATGTTGCTGATGATGGTTCTATCGTAGCATGGTACGGTGATGCAGATTACAAAGAAGATGGTTCAATGGGTCAGGTAATGGTATATCAGCCAAAGTTCTATTATTTGGTGTGTCCTGTAGAGTATGACCATATTGATACAGGCATTGGTTACCACTTAAGAAAGGCAAACTATTATGTGTCAGAAAAGCCACGTGCAGGTTTCAGACTTCACCCGGCATTCTACGATGCATCAGGAAATGAAATTGATTACTTCTTGACAAGTGCTTATGAAGGTAGTATTTACGATGCATCAGCAAGTGCGTATCTGTTGAATGATGAACAGGTAATGAACACTGGTGAAGATAAGTTTTCATCAATCGCAGGTGCAAGACCTGCATCCGGTTCTTCACAGAACCTTACAAGACCGAATATTGAAGCAATGGCACAGAATCGTGGAACAAACTGGCATGGTGATCTGATTAAACAGGTATCTGCTGAACAGATGCTTATGATCATTGAAATGGGTATGATGAACTTACAGACCGCTATTGCACAGGGTATTGTTTCATTACCTTGGACTACAGGAAGTGACACAACAAGTTCTTATGCTGCTGCAACAGGTTCAACTGCTTCACTTGGAAATGGTACAGGTAGGGCAGAGAAAACAACCACATATGAAGGTGGTGCGGCTAAAGAGTACACTGTTGACGGTAAGACTTCTGTATGTTGGAGAGGTAAAGAAAACTTTTGGGGCAACATTTGGAAATTTGTCTATGGTATCAATATTTGGGGCAATGGAAAAATGGGCGGTGGTCAGCCTTATATTTGTTCTGATTTCAGTTTTGCAGAATCAAAGAACAGTGGAAACTATGAACCTGCCGGATTCACAGTAACAAATGCAAACGGTTATATTTCAGCAATGGGATATTCAACAGCTTGCGACTGGTTATTTATTGCGTCAGAATGCCTTGGTAACAGTTCATTACCTGTTGGTGATTACACATATATCACTGTCAACTTGAACGGTTACCGTATCGCTCTATTGGGCGGTAGTTGGACTCATGGCGGTGGTGCGGGCGGTTTCTATTGGTATCTGAATAGCGGTGTTGGTCATCGTTATCGGAATATCGGGGGTCGCTTGGTATATATTCCAACACGTGATTCTGCTACTTATACCGCTGCAATCGAAGCATGGAAGCAGAAAATGGCAGCTTAAAATGTAACTTGTAAATTTAATTCATTAGGTTGAAAGAACTTCTGATATTTTCGTTATTTACCTGTAGCGGAAACCATTAAAAAATACGATCGCTCTATTGGGCGGTGCTTGGGCTAGTGGCGGTGGTGCGGGCGGTTTCTATTGGGGTCTGAGTTGCGGTGTTGGTAGTCGTTATCGGGATATCGGGGGTCACTTAATAATTGCAAAACATAGCCGGGTGGAAACATCCGGCTATTTCTATAATACTGTGCGGTTCTTTCAACCATGCCACTAGGCAAAACAGAAAAATAGACTGTGCAGACAACCCAAACCGGGAATACTGTCTTACTTACGAACAATAAGGAAAGGTCAACCGTATTTACCGGGCAGTAATGCCGACTGAAATTCGGACAATGCAAATACCAAGGAATGAAACGCTATGATCACTTATATGAAAAGATTTATGACCTTGAAAATTTAAGAAAAGCACACCAACACGCAAAGAAAGGAAAAGGTTGGTACAGAGAGGTTCAGGAGATTGACAAAGACCCTGACAAGTACCTGAAACAGATTCAGGAAATGCTTATCAACCACACTTACAAAACATCTGACTATGAAGTGTTTTATAAACAGGACGGTAAGAAGTTAAGGAAAATTTACAAACTGCCTTATTTCCCTGACAGAATTTGTCAGTGGGCTATCTTACAGGTTATTGAACCTTGTATCATCAATAACTTAACTGCTGATACTTATTCAGCAATACCAAACAGAGGTATACACAAGGGTCTGACAAAATTACAATCTGCAATGTGGAATGACCCGGAAGAATGCAGATATTGCTTAAAATTGGACGCAAGACACTATTATCAGTCAATCAACCACGATCTTCTGAAAGAGAAGTATTCAAGAATGTTCAATGATAATGAACTATTGTGGTTGTTAAATGAAATCATTGACAGTATTGAAACAGCAGAGATTGAGGACTTAACAGCAATCTATCTGTTGGAAGAAGATATTGACCCTGAAACTGGTATACCGATAGGCAACTACTTATCACAGTATTCAGGTAACTATTATTTTTCAAGTTTTGATCACTGGATAAAAGAACAGAAGCACGTTAAATACTACTTCCGTTATATGGATGATATGGTCATCTTTGGCAAGACAAAAGAAGAACTGTTTGCCTTGAAGAAAGAGATTGATATTTATTTCAGGAATGAACTGAAATTGAACATAAAAGAAAACTGGCAGGTGTTCCCATCGTATGTGAGAGGTGTTGACTTCTTAGGTTACAGAACATTTTACAAGTATACATTACTTAGAAAAAGCACCTGTTTGGAAATGGAAAAGAAAATGACCGCTATCAGGAACAAAGTGAAAGCCGGGAACATGATGAACTATTCAGAGTGGTGTTCAATCAATTCTTACAAAGGTTGGTTGAAATATGCTGATACCTTCCGGCTATATCAAAAGTATGTTGTACCGCTGTTACCTTATGCGGATGATTATTATATACGCAACATAAAACCAAATACAAAGAAAGGATTGAAAGCATCATGATTGATTATGGAAAACAGAAAAGCACCGTCAGACCGGAAGAACTGGAACTGACGGAAACAAAAGTATTTGTCAGTTCCAATATCACGGAAGTGAATGAAGATGAAACTGACGGACAGCCGGGATTTACTGGATATGAATTTGACCTTATCGAGTATGACAAGGACGAATACATTAAAATTCAGGCAGAAAAGAATGCTGATCTTGAAAATGAAATTACACAGGCACAGATTGCTATGTGTGAAATCTATGAAATGATGGGATAAGAAAGAAGGTGTGAAGTATGGCAAAGATTTATGCATCACTGATCATTAAAGGTGTTAAAACACTGGACGATGTACCGGACAGACTGAAAGAAGCTGTCAAGGCTATTTTAGAGGGTGATAACTGATGATACGTCAGTTGATCATAAAAATTCTATTCAGAAAGGATGTGCAGACTATGGCAATTATTTATGCAACCTTAATCATTAAGGGTAAGAAAACTTTTGCTGATGTTCCTGACAAGATCAAGGACAAAGTGAAAGAAGTGCTGATTGACCTTGATTGTGGCGAATTAGCAGAGTAGTAAAGAAATTATCACAGACATATTTATAACCGCTATATGACGCTTATATAACGTCAGACAGCGGTTATTTTTATGTCAGAAAGGAACACACAGACCAATGGAACAGTTTTTTTATCAGACATACATGATTGCATTGCCGATTGTCCTTACTTCTCTGATGGGATGGATTGTTTGGCTTTTGAAGAAACAGAAGAAAGACCGGGATGCAAATAGTAAAGGTACTATGCTTTTACTACGTGTTCAGCTTATCGAATATCACGATAAGTACATGATGTTAGGTGACATTCCATCATACGCTTATGAAAATTTCATGGAAATGTATGATGCTTACCATGCTTTAGGTGGTAATGGAATGATCACCAAAATGATGCATGAAATTGAAGAATTACATTTGAAAAAGAAAGAGGTATAAGAACATGAAAAATATTAACTGGATTGTAAGAATTAAAAATAAAGCGTTTTGGGTTGCACTGATTCCTGCTGTACTGCTTCTGATTCAGGTCATTGCAGCAGTATTTGGTTACACGCTTGATCTTGGTGATCTTGGTAACAAACTGCTTGATGTGGTCAATGCGGTTTTTGCGGTGCTTGTGATTCTTGGTGTTGTGACTGATCCAACAACAAAGGGTATTACTGACAGCGATCAGGCACTTACTTACACAGAACCGAAGAAATAATGAAGGGAGAAGATAATTATGAGTAAGTTAATCATTGATGTCAGCTATCATAACGGAGTCATTAACTGGGAAAGAGTCAAGGCATCCGGTTGTGCCGGTGCAATTCTCCGTTGTGGATATGGAGATAACATTACATCACAGGATGATAAGCAGTGGATCCGTAACCTTGCTGAGTGCGAAAGACTTGGAATTCCAGTGGGAGTCTATCTGTACAGCTATGCTACTTGCGACAGACAGGCACAGAGCGAACTTGACCATATCTTACGATTGATTAAAGGACATACATTCCAGTTACCGATTTTCATTGATGTAGAAGAGCCAGGAACACAGAACTATGCTCCTAGATGCTGTGAGATTGTATGCGAAGGACTTAAGGCTAATGGTTATGTTCCGGGAATCTACGCTTCACTGAGTTGGTTCAACAACCATCTTGGCAGTGTACGTGGCAAGTACATTGAATGGATGGCAAGATACAAGAATCTTCCGGAAGATACATACAATGGCCAGTACGCAATTTGGCAGTATTCATCCGATGGTTATGTAGATGGAGTCAACGGAAGAGTTGATGTGAACTATTGTTACATAGAGTTTTGCGGAAGTGCAGCACCAGTAACACCGTCAGCACCTTCTAAACCGGCAGAAAAGAAAGACTTAGGACAGGTTGATATTACATATCAGGCTTATACAACTAAGTGGTGGCCGGCAGTAACGAACAAAGCGGATTGGGCTGGAAAAGGTGATGATGTTCCAATCAAGTGGCTTGCTATCAAGGTCAGCAAGGGAAGTATCCGGGCACGTGTCTATACGCAGGCTAATGGATGGCTGCCATACCTCACATTCGGCAATAGCTATGATCTGAATGACAAAGTCAATGGAATCCTCGGAGATGGTTCAGAGATTCTTGCTATTGAGCTGTACTACATCACACCGGATGGATATAAGTACAAGATGGTTCATTACAGAGTTTCTGTACAGAACAATCCTAACTTCTACGCAGATCAGGTTGATATACTAAAAGCAAGTGGTATGGACGGATATGCAGGGGATAAGAAGAGATTCGTGGACAAGTTCCAAGCTTGGATTGAGTAAATGTTCATATCTATTATAATCATGTTCGTATAAGAATAATTGGAAGGAATAATAAAAATAAGGGAATATAGTGAATTGACCGCCTGAAAGCAGTAGGTTACAGCCCTACAGCAGTACAAAAAAAAGGGTCAACGAATTGGTATAACAAATGGTTCAGCGACGGCAATGCCACCGACTTGCCACCATTGCAGACATACAACACAAGAACGCACAAGGCGGTAAACTCTGAACTATTGAAAAATAGCTGATTTTATAGGCTGTTTGAGAATGTACAAAGCTGTACAAGGATTTAAAAACAGAACACTTAACAAAGTGTGCATGTGGAGAGCGTAGTTCTGTTGACTAAAGTACAGAAGTAAAAGTGTGAAAATGGCTTGAAATAAGGGGATTTCCGAGATTTTTAGAATTGAAAATCAGACTGCGAAATATGCCTTAAAAAGTGAATAATATCTTGGTATTTTTATAGTTGGATAGATAAGAGCATTGAGATTGGGTCGATTATACAGAAGTGTTTACTTGTGATTTATGGAAAAGTGAGAGTAGAAATAGACTAATAATCATTTGGAAAATATCGAATTATAGTTAGGCTATTTCGGAAAGGAGAGGTGTTTATGCCTGGCAAAGTGAGAGTAATTCCGGCTAATACAAATGAGCCGATGAAACATGTTGTCATCTATGCTCGTGTGAGTTCTAACACTATGGATCAGCTTGAGAGTCTTAAGGCACAAGTTTCAGGGCTGACAAAATTTATATCTGGGCATAACAACTGGAAACTGGTCGATATTCATATAGATATTGCATCTGCTAAAAAAGATTCTTCTCGTCCTGCCTTTCATCAAATGATAGAAGAGTGTAAAGCGGGACTTACGGATATAGTTGTGGTAAAAAGCATCAGTAGACTTGGAAGAGATACTGTCGAGGTGCTGGATGCAATAAATACTTTAAGAGAGTCACAAGTGCGAATTATTTTCAAACAAGAGGAACTGGATACATTAACAGTGGGAAGTTCATTATTGATATCCACCGTTGAAGCTTGCACACAGGCTGAAAATGAAACACGAAGTGCTAATATAAAATGGGGCATTAAACAAAGAGCTAGTAACAGCAGCTTGGGGTTCTATCGTAGAAAATGCTATGGCTATGATAAGGACAAGAATGGTGATCTTGTAATCAATAAAGAACAGGCAGAAGTTGTTAAGCTGATTTTCGATTTGTATCTTGGTGGTAAAAGCGTATTAGGCATTGTTAAGGAACTGAAAGAAAGGAGTATCAAATCTCCTACAGGAAAAGATAACTGGCCAAAACGTTCTATAGAAGAAATGCTGAGTAATGAAAAGTACATAGGTGTTTCGGTTGTTAATGTAGGCGGCAAAGAAGGTCAGATTTATAAATTGAACAATTCTCATCCAGCAATCATTTCAAAAGAAATGTTCGATGCTGTTCAGGAAGAAAAGCTGAAACGCAGCAATATAGTTGCTGATGAGAATGGAATACACAGAAATACTACGAAGTATAGTTCGAAGAATAAAAACCGTATTTTAACATAAAATAGGAGGTTTGAAGATGTCAAATTATGCATATAGAGATATAGAAAGAAAAATAGTACTATATTCAAGTCAAGCTATAAAAGAGGATAGAAATGAGACTTTTTATTGCCCCAATCCGAAATGCGAAGCTAAACTTTACATTTGTGCTATAGAAGGAAGTAAAAGTGCTTATTTTAGAGCTACAAAACCAATGTATAAACATATCTTGAATTGTCCATTTGGAACTAGCAGTTCGGAATTCGATAAAAATAAATTTGATGAGTCAGAATTTGTTTTTAATAATGCAATTGATGGTCTTCTATCTGTAACTGGAAATCCTAAAGAAGAAAAGAAAATTGATGGACATAGCATTGGAGAGCCGAAAGCACATCCACTAAGGACATTAAAGCAAATTTATTCTATGTGTAAGAGTATGCCAGTAAATTTGAAATATGGTGATAAAGAAATAGGAGAAATGTTATTGGATGATAGAAGTGAATATAGATATCCTAGGGGCTGTTTTGGCAAGAAGATAATTGAGGCAGCTGTTAAAGGAAAGTTATATGATAACGAAAAGAAAGAAATCTATTTAGTCGCTCCTATGTATAGCCACAAATATTCTTTTATATTATCATTTTTTGATGAAATCACATATAAAACTATTCGTTCTGAGATATATAATAACAGAGATAAGATTATAGTTGTTGCAGGCGAATGGAAATCGTCAGGTATATATAATTCTTTTATCACACATGTATATGGAAGAAAGCAAGTTGCTATTATAAAATAGCCTAATCAAGATGAATATGGAAATTCAAGAAAATGCTGAAAAATCAACTTATCAAGTCAGTTTGAAATAGCCTAAAAATCTCATGTGGAGACGGTTGTACTGCTTTCCCACAAAAAGCCAGACGGACATATCAACGTAAAAGTTGAGTTTGGTGAGGGTGAGGGAAATGTTCCGCTTGATAATATTGCTAAAAGAGCGGAAAGTTACAAGCCCAAAGAACGAGTGACCTACAAAATGATAAAGGAGTACATAGAAGCTAAATACGGCTTCAAAGTACATACCGCATATATCGCAGAGGTAAAGAGAGAGTTAGGCTTGCCAATGTATGATGCTCCTAATGCGGTAGAAGAATTGAAACAGCCGAGGAAACATCCGACACCAGAAAAGGTTGAAGCGATAAAGGATGCACTGAGGTATTTTGAGATAATATAGAGGGAGAAAATTATGGCGATAATAAGACCAAGATTGATAGATTTCTACAATATTCCAATAACGCAAGAAGAGGTTGATTTCGCTATTCCTTTTTTAGATGAAGATATACCATTATATTCAGACCCATTTTTGTTGTGGAAATCTCCTTCGCAGCAAGATAATGCGTTACACCTGATACTAATTAATTCATTTAATAAGTTGGGGGCAACGTATTTGAAAAATGAAGATAAAAGGGAGTTAATAGCAGAGAACTTAGCTGGCTTATCTGAGTGTAGTGCGGTAGGATTAGGTTCGGGAAAAACCAAAAAGGGATTGAAAATATCCATAAATACAGCAAAAGAGATATTAGATTTGTTCAGTATAGTGCCACAATATAAGACAGGTGGTTTTTCTCATTTTGAGGAAATACAGTTATATGTAAATAATATATCTAAGGATAGGATTAGTGATTTTGCGTGTAATTTTTTAAAGTCCTTTCTTATTGATTTTACACAAGATGAATGTAAAAAATATAATATTCCAGTAAGAAAGTTTGCGAATATCAAAGTTTTTAATCCAAAGACTTGTAGTATTGATGAAGAAAAACTGTCATTACCATATAACCCAGAGGACGAAACCCCTATTATTTTTGTTCCAAAGCGGTGGTTGCGTCATACTCCATGGATTAATTATGACGACTATTTTGTAAATGCTTATGTAAAGGAGGGCGAAGAAGATAAAATTGAAAAACCTAAAGTATTAGAATACAACAGATATAATTATGGAATGATTACAGCATATATAGCAGCAAAGGAGCGTACGCAAGCAGATTGTAAAAATGACCCATTGTTCAAACAAATACCAGTTATCTCTGCTAAAAAATGCTTGAATCAGATAGTAAAACTACCATCGGGTAAAACGGATAATGCCGATAAAAAGTTTGAAAATAGTTGTACAAAGCTATTTGCGTCTTTGTTATATCCCCATCTTGATTTTGCTCAAGCGCAAAGTAGGATTGATTCGGGAACTCAGATAAGAGATTTAATCTTTTATAATAATTGTTCATTTCCATTGTTGAAAGAATTATATGATAAATATGATTGCAGACAGATTGTTTTTGAAATGAAAAATGTAAATGAGGTTAGTAGAGAACATATTAATCAGCTAAATCGTTATCTTTCGGAGCAGTTTGGACGTTTTGGAATTATTATAACTAGAAATCCATTAAAGAAAAGTATTATGAGAAATACTATAGATTTATGGAGTGGACAAAGAAAGTGTATTTTATGCCTTACTGATGAAGATATCAGGCTTATGGTTGATGTATACGAAAATAAACAACGTGACCCAATGGAAGTTATAAATAAGAAGTATGTAGAATTTATAAGAATGTGTCCATCTTAGGAAAGTGAGAAAATATTATGGAAAAAGATAAAATAGAAAAATTTGAAAAATTACATATTCAAATAAAGGATATGTATAATGAGCTGAGTATCTTATCAAAAAAATCTCCTGATGGGGCAATTAACAAATTTAAGTTAAAATTCATTAACCAGTTAATTGAGGAAGCTAATCAGTTTTTGAAGGAACGATATAAACCTTTTGCCGATTTTGAAAAATTTGAAGAAGAGGATATACCTTTTAACAGTGATGTAGTAATGATTATCTCGCAATATATAAAATGTTTAGAAAGATTCAAATATGATAATGTAAAATTGCTTTCTGGGAATTGGTATTGGAATCTTTCAGATTCAAAAGATGAAGTGAAAACTTCAAGACCTTTATCGGACTTTACATTTTAGAGGGAGAAGAAATATGAAAGATGCAATTACTCAAGAAGCAGTTACTCAATATGAGTTGCTTTGCCCGTTACTTTCGGGAATATATGGGGAGTTACAAGAATTATCAAAGAAAAAGCCAGATACGCCTCTTAACAACTTTAAGGTTAAATCAATAAATAGAGTCTTAGAACCAATAAAGGAATTGTTGAAAGAGGAAAATATGTACCCGTTTTTGGATGTGCTTGATATGGATGATATGCCTACAAACAGTGATGTTGTATTAATCCTGAGCCAATATATAAAATCTATGGATATTTTTCGTGATAAGTATTATGGATACAATTCACGTTCTGGACAATATGAATGGAGTACAAAATAACCGTAGGAGTTCTCTTTCCTTTGAATTACCGCTTAGTTTCGAGCAGGCAGTAGCCTATCGAAAGGCTAACGGACAGTATGTAAGGAAAAATCAGTGGAGGGATATCACTGTAAGGGTATTCATAGACCTTGATTAACAGTTAAATACGATAGGCGTATCATTAGAAATAGTGGTACGCTTATTTTTGTCCCTTTTTGCAGATTTGTCCTTTCACCTGCTTTCCAATATAATGAAGCTAAAGAAGTGGAGACAATATGAAGTGACCTCACAATTGTAGATTCGTGGATTTACCTGTAAAATATTATTTGAACGAATAATAGGTAACAGGGATTACCGCATACAATAGGAGGTCACATATGAATAGTATAGTTTATGTTGGGATGGATGTCCACAAGGAACAGTACACACTCTTAAATATATGGAACAGATTCGTTCAAGATATGAAGGTGAGGTTTCATTTGTCTGTGGATATGAGGCAGGATGTTTGGGTTATTCTTTGTATCATCAACTAAAAGATCATGCTGTAGATTGCAAAATATTGGCTCCAAGTACAATGGCTGTAACTAATACACATCATGTAAAAACTGATAAAAGAGATGCTGCAAATATAGCCAGATGTCTGGCATTTCATACTTATAGTGAAGTATATGTTCCAGATAATGATGACAATGATGTTAAGGAATATATTAGAATGCGTGATGACCAGAAACTGTATCTTAAAAAGGTAAAACAACAGATTCTTGCGTTTGTTTTAAGACAGGGAAAACGTTTTGAAGGCGGAAAAACTTATTGGACTATTGCACATCTGAAATGGTTAAAAACCTTAGAATTGTCAGATTTACAAAGAGAAGTTTTAGATGAATATCTTCTGACGTATGAATATTTAACAGAAAAAATCAGCAGATTTGATGAAAGAATAGAGGAACTTGCATCAGTAGAAAGATACGAAGAAAAAGTAAAACATATGAGTTGTCTTCTTGGGATTAAGACACATACTGCCCTTTCAATGATTGTCGAAGTTGGTGATTTTGAAAGATTTGAAAAAGCACCGAAATTTGCTTCGTTTTTAGGTCTTGTACCAAGTGAAGATTCCAGTGATACGAGAGTTAATCGATACAGCATAACAAAAGCTGGAAATAGCCACTTGCGAAGACTTTTAGTTGAAGCAGCCCAGAGTTATACAAGGGGAAATGTAGGACACAAATCAGTGGCATTGAAGCAAAGACAGAAAGGAAATCCACCGGAAGTAATTGCGTATGCAGATAAAGCAAATGAAAGGCTTAGACGAAGGTTTTACAAAAGGACTCTAAACAAAGGAGTTAATCGAAATGTGGCAGCAACAGCAATAGCAAGAGAATTAGCGTGTTTTATCTGGGGTATGATGACAGAACATGTAAGTTAGTAGAATATTCATCTGTTTCAGTCAAGGATGCTTCGCATCGCCATTGGCGACAAGTTCCTGACAGAATCATCTGAATATTCTTAAGGGTAATCAAGCAGAAGAAACTGACTCCGTCAGATTACATCTGCAAAACAACTAATTAACACTGGATACAGAGGTAGAGCCTTGGCGCACTCTAAGGTCCGAATTATTTGCGACTCACCTCTGTTGACATTATATTTATATATTTTGATTCACGCTAGGAGACGGCAAGATTCACGGCGGACCATTGACCTGTTGGTAACCAATCCACGTATAACAGAGTGGCCAAGGTCGGGGAATGTTAGTCTGAGGTTCTACCTCTGTATCCAGTGTTAAAATTTAATGAAAGGAAAAGTTTGTGGTGATTTTTGTGAATTTACTCTTGACAAAGGGCACTTCATAACAGGTGAGATGGCCGTTTGGCCGAAAAATTATAAAAAGTTTTTTGAAAAGAAAAATCGTCCCCTGAAAAATCAGAGGACGACCATTCAAATTAGATGTAATCTTTCAGATCTGAGCGAAGCTTCTGGAGTAGCTTGTCCCTGCGGTATACAAAGGTATTACGGGAGAGCCTCATTTCCTTGCCACAGTCACGCTCAGATTTTCCTTCCATAATAAGCTGGCAGATAAGACGACCTTCCGGGTCCAGCTCATTCAGCTTTGCATAGAGGGCACGAAGAAGTTCTGCGTCCTTCATTAATTCAGTGATAGCTGCGGATTCATCCGGCATGTCATCAAGCCAGCTCTTTTCATTTCCTTCACCGTCGCTTACGGTGTTATCGAGAGAAAGCTGGTCGCCAGCCTTAGCATACGGACAGGTCATACAGTCCATATCGCATAAATAACGTTTGCTTGCAGGGCAGACACAACGACCATGCTCCTGCTGACGCTTGCGATAGGAATTGATGTCACGATAGTAGTTCGTATAGAACACCTTATTTACATCCACCCAACTCTTAGATTCCTTAATGTAGATACGATACTGTTTACTTTGATTTTTTTTGATTGCCATAACTTTTACCTCCGTTGGCTTCATGTATGAAGCGGAGATAACCGATATGGCTGCCAGTGTTTTTCATAAGATGGTCACCTCATGCGGATAACTCCGCTTCTTTTCGGTGACCAGCCGTTCGTAAGCTGGCACTCTATTGATAATGTTCTCTTGTTCATCAACTACGAACACCCCACGTGGCCACGAAGATGGTGAATTGATGGTCAAGTCAGACCGATTAACGTCTTGTCCGAGACGAGTTTTTAATAACTGCTTTAAATATGCCAGATTTCAAAATAAAAACCTCAGACATGCCTATGTCCGTTTCTTAGGGGATAAAGAGTGGATTTATGGAACAGATAGGGATTAAAAGTTAGATTTGCAAAAGAAAAGACCGGACACATACATGTCCGGCTATCA